CGTGGAGGCTATCGTGTTAGCGCATAACAAATGCTTCGATTGCGAAGGCACCGTCTGCGTGATGAATTGCAGCGGACGCGCCCCCTCGCCGGAAACGCCTATTGCGCCGACAGAGGGGACTAACGCTGTAAACCGGAATTTAACCGATGATCAAGAAAGACCGGGAAGAATTGACGACGCTTCTGGACGGGATAGAGGCGTGTTTGGAACTAGCACTGAAGATGCTCCGCAATTATCGACAGGGCAACAAGCTTTATCGCTCGCCATCGGGCGATTGCACGTCGCCGCATCCCCGCTCACAGGTTCAGGAAACATTACGGGATTGATTCGCGAGGCAATCGACATGCTTAACTGGCTTGGCGCGAATCCTGAAGCACTATCCGCCCCCTCGCCGAAAGCACCAGCCGTCGATGCGCCGTATAGCGCGCCATTCACGACAGACGTTCCGCATTGCTGCGGCGATCCGGAGACCTGTGATGACCCATGCCAGCCCGCCCGCACCACTACCGAAGTGCGCAAGGTAAGCCCTGAGATCGTTGTGGCGATTCAGGCGTATGGCGACGCGCGAGCCGATAACGTCGAGGCCGTTTCGCAGCTCACGAACGTCATTACGATGATTCGTGCCTCTTACGCCGCCCCTGTCGCTGACAGCGCAATGGCGAAGGATGCGGAGCCGATCTGGTGCCTGGCGTGCGGCGACGGCATTACAGCGCATGACCCGGGCATCTGCGGCACGTGTTTCGCGATGAAGTATCGAGATGCTGCTGTGGCGAAAGATGCGGAGCGGTATCGCCACCTTCGCGAATGCAACAGCGGTTCGCTGGTAATCGTCCAGATCATCGGAACGGGCGACGACGATCAGGTTGTGCTGACGGAAAGTGACGCTGACGCAGCCATCGACGCTGCTATCGCGGCATCCGCAGATAAGACGGGGGAGTGAAATGCAACACGCACCTGACTCTTTCGCAGTGCGTCTGATCAAGGCGCAGAACCTAACGGGTAAACGCAATCGCGATATCTGCGCGGAAACAGGCCTGAACAGTTCTACCTATTCACAATTGCGCACGTCGCGAATGCCTGACCCGAAAACGCTCGTGAAGATCTGCAGGGCGCTGGGATGCTCCGCCGACTACCTGCTCGGCCTGACCGACGATCCGCAAGTGAGGACAGCATGACGCATATCGCAAGGATGAAGGTGCGCCAGCTCGCCGATCTGATGGAAGACGGGAAAGAACGCACTGCTCCGATGGCCGCCAAGGAGTTGAAATGGTCAGCCAATGACCTGTGCCGGGCAATGAAGCAACTCTACCGCGACGGTCACGTGCACATCATCGACTGGCATATTCCGAAAACTGGCGGCTATGTCGCGGTCTATATCATCGGCCAAGGCCCGGACAAGCCTAAGCCGGTTCAGAGGACAAGCTATGAACGCAGGCGTCTCCAGAGCGCGCGCGAACAAACGGAGCGTCGGCGGCTGGAGGTCGAGAAGATGAAAGTGTTTGTTCCGTTTCGTGATCCGTGGACGGCCGCACTTTATGGTGAGTACCAACGGGAGGCAGCATGAGCGAAATCGAACAACTGGCTAGAGATCTTCAATACGCATGGACAGGAAACTCTGCTAATGGGTGTGCCGTATGCCAAGCAGCCTCTTATTTACTTATAAAACAGGACGAGAGAATCAAGGAAATGTGTGGCGACCTTAGCGAACTTAACAAAAGAAATCACGAACTTCTATCCGAGATCTTAAAACTGGAATCCAATCTATCGGAGCAGATGGTCGCGTATGCTAAATGTGCATCGAAGCGAGACGCTCTCGTTGATGAAATCGCCAGATTCAAACCTGTACTGAATTGGTTCAACGAACAAGTTTGGTTTAGTTCAAACCGAATAACAGAACTTGAGTCGGAAATTGAGGCCCTCAAGATCGACAACGCATCATTGACAAAGAGCCTTAGTAAAGAATCTTCAGCACGTTGCGATTTGGAAGATCAGGTCAAGTACTGGGGCGAAAAGGCGTGGGATCTTATGATGAAAAGGAACGGAGCCACGTCTTTTTCGGAAAAAATATCGTGCGAGGGAGGATGCGGTGGCGATCGTGACAAACAGTGAACTGATCGAATTGACGGGCGGCCTCAAGCAGGGGGCTGCACAATTGCGATGGATTGAGCGCAACCTCGGGATCAAATGCCCGCGAAAGGCAGACGGTCACCCTCTTATCACATGGGAGCGGGTTAATAACCCTGCAGGAGTACGCAATGAAGACATACGCAAGCCGAATTTCAACTGGACAAAACCTGCATGAAACACAGAGATGGGCTTCTTCCCCGCATGGAAGCCCGCATAAATAAAAAGGGGATCACATATCGCTACCATCCTGTCGGGGGGAAACCGATAAACCTTGGTAATGACAAGATCGAGGCAGTTCGGAAAGTCATGAACCTGCAAGGCCTCGGCGATGACATCGGGACCGTCAACAGGCTATGGGAACAATACAAGGAATCCAATTATTGGAAGCGTTTGTCCGACGCCACCAAAAAAGACTACACGCAATGCTCTACCCCGCTTCTGAAAGTGTTTGGTCCATACAGGGCGTCTGACATAGACGCGCCGGCCGTTGCCCGATATCTTCGGATCGAAAGGTCCGATGCACAGGTACGAGCCAATCGTGAGATCGCTCTTCTGTCAAATCTGATTGGCTTGGCGATAGAACGCGGCGAAGCCAAACACAACCCGTGCCGGGAAGTGCGGCGCAATGAAGAACAACCGCGTACGGAGGCACCCGATCCGGAAGAATTCCAGGCGTTCGCCGACTGGCTTTCTGCGCAGGGGGGCCAGCGAGCCATGGTTGGGATGGCCGCTGAATACGCGGCGCTGGCAGGTAGCCGGAAGATTGAATTTCTTGATCTTGCATGGCCTCAGATCGATGAGGCTGAAAACGTCATCCGGACTAAGCGGGCCAAGCAGCGCGGCAAGAAGCGCGGAGAGGTTATCGAGCACGTCGAGATGACATCGGCTATCCGCGAACTGGTAGGGCGGCTCAAAGCGGCCCGCAAGGACGACTGCTTATACGTATTCTCGAACCGGTATGCCACCCACTATACGCAGCAAGGGTTCAAGGCAAGTTGGGGAAAACTGATGAACGAGGCGATAGAGCGAAAGGTGATACGGCATAGATTCACGTTTCACGATCTGCGTGCTTACTACGTGACACGGTTCAAGACAGAGCGTGGGTCGCTGCCCGATCTGCATGCAAATCCTGCCACGACTGCGCGCGTGTACGACCGGAATCGCATCGTCAAGAGAAAGGGCTTATAGTTCTTGACATACACCGTAATGGTGTATATTGTGGTGTACATGAAACGAACAAATATCTACTTGCCCGATCAACTTCTCGCCAGACTTCGGGCTCTGGCTGAACGAACCGGCCTCAGTGTTGCCGATCTGGTGCGGCGCGCGGTCGAGGAATACCTGATGAAACGGGAGAAGGAAAAATGACGAGGGACGAAGCCAGGAAAATTTGGGATGCAATACCGGGGCAGTTGCAGAATGAACTGACGTTCGAAGTGATACGGGAGATGTTCAGCGAGGCTTCAATGTCGATGAACACGAAATGGTATACGGACATTCCGACGAAAAAAACAGGGTTCCAGATTGAGCTTATTCATTGTGGATTAGACGAGCCTCTGGCTACCGAAGACATCAAAGAATTGATGATGTATCGATTCACGGATGACACGGAGGAATTTAAGCCGCATATTGAAAGCATACGCGACATAATGCGGAGCTTCGCCGACGAGCTGGACGATTTGCTTCGCTCAAACTGTAAATGAAATTCCCGTTTTGGGAATTTTCAACTGTTCGTAAACACAGTTGACAGGCTGGAGAGCCTTGTATTTATTGGGGTGGCTGATGGGACTCGAACCCACGACGACAGGAATCACAATCCTGACATCCAATCCTTCATATACAAGGCTTTGAATCGAATTTCCGGGAATTTTGTTGTTTACTTGACCATTGATTTATAAGGATTTTTCAAGGGTCGTTCCCACCAAATAGCGGTGCATCGCCGAGTTGGCGCTCGACGACGCACCTGCCCCACAAACCCGACTGTAACGGAGTCAGGATCATGAGCTGCATCAAGTTTAGCGCACTCGCTGCGCTTGTCGCCCTTTCCGCGTCTGCGCTCAGCGGTTGCGGCGGACAAAATGAAGGCCCAGCAAATCCAAGAACGATAAAGGCCGTCGCCCCGATGATAGCGCCGCCCCGCATGCCGGTTGATGCGCCTGCATCGGCGCCTGTTGCTGCCAGCATCCCGGACGCCAATCCAGCCCACCCCAAGAAACCCATCGATATCGACATCTACGGCGATGACAGCATGATGGGCCTGACAGGCATGGGCTTTGGCATACCAACCTTGACGCAGAACACCGAGCCGAACAATTCGCAAGCGATCCTGCATGCCACGTTCCCGGAGGTGACGATCACGAATCATGCGTCAGGCGGAACCGCTAGCTCGCTGGTCAATATGATGGCGGGTATGGATGGTGGGGGCCTGCCGTTCGCGCAGAGAATCGCTGGTTCCAAGGCTGAAATCGTCGTTGATAACCACGCTATCAATGACGACCTGATGCAATCACTTGGGCCGTATACCGACGCACTAATCCAGTGGATTCAGGATGTCAGAAATGCCGGAAAGGTGCCGGTCATCGAGGAACCGAACCCAGTATGCGATGGGAACCATCCGCATCTGGACGGCTACGTCATGACAATGCAAAACGTGGCCGCCGCTTACAACGTTCCGATCGTTCACCAGTATTACGAGATTCTGTCGATGCCAGACTGGCAATCACACATGTGGAACTGTTTTTTGCCGGATGAATATCTACTCAATATCAAGGCTCAACGCCAGGCTGCTGTTTTGGCGCTGCTCGTTAAAGCTGCGCTTGGAGAATAATCATGAAATCTGCGGCAACGTATAATCGCGGTTTGTGTGTTGGACGGGTAATCAATCATGCTTGGCATATTTCGGCGCTTCGCAAACTGGTTTTTCGTGCAGGCCCCGCCATCGTCGAGGTCACTCCGCGCTGCATACGACATGGGGATGGAGGCGGATCCAAATTCAGCCAACCCGTTCCAGAAAGGCAGCCCGTCGCACAAGGCATGGCGAGACGGATACGAAGCTCACATGCGGCAGGAATATTTCTGGTAGCTTGCGCGCTCTCCGCATGTGGCAGCGGCGGATCGTCCTCGCCTGCGCCAGTCGAGAAGGCCCCCGTCAAGCCGATCAGCATCACCCAGTGGGGTGACTCGACGACCGTCGGCTACTACAAGCAGGCAGACGGCACCTACGCCATTTACGCCGGTGCGCCCGTCCAGATGCTGCAGACCGCATTGCAGGCGCAATATGGCTCCAACGTGACGGTCAAACTCGCTGCAAGGGGCGGCGCGACAGTTCGCGACATGATCGACGGTACAGGCAGTTTCCCGCAACCGCTCACCGAGGCGATTAAAGCTGACACGTCGCAGATCGAGACGATCCGGTTTGGACTGAACGATGAAGGCCGCTACGACGTCGCCACGTACAAGGCGAATCTCGTCGAGGCTGTGCAGATCATGCAGGCGGCTTGCAAGACGGTCGTGCTAGAGGAACTGACGCCTAACGTGCACTGGCAGATCGACAGTAGCAGGCAATATGCAGATGCCGTCGACCAAGTCGCGGCACAGTTCGGGTTGCAGGTCGTCAAATGCTACAGCCTGACACTCGCTATCCCAAACTGGACATCGATGCTTTCTGACGACGAGCACCCGACGCAACCGCTCTATCAGCAGATCTCTGACATGCAATTGCCGGTGCTCGGGCCGATAGTGAAGTCGATGCAGTGAATCAGGTTCCAGCCGGGTATGCCGGTTTGGCTGGCAGTCCCTGCGATGCATCTCCATTTACCGCACTGATGATCGCGCGCAGGGCTGCCCGATAGTCTGCCCATGCAGATGGCACAGCCACCCCATGCTCAATGCAGCGCAGGATGGTCTTGTCGGAATCGTCGAGGGCGCCGCGCGCCTCGCTTTGAAGCAACGCCCACTTCGCCGCGCCATCGTTATACGGAGTGGGTAGGCCGCCTGATCCGACCCATTTCTGATATGCCTGATAGTCCGAATTCCTTTCGTCAGCGGGAATCGATGCACCGTCTGCATCGCGGATGATTCCGCCTGTTGCGCCGATTGAGTAAGTCATAGTTCTGCATTCCAGTTAAGAGATCCAGCGCCCGAAAAACCGAAATAGACCGAGAAACCTGCAGACAGACCTGTCCCTCCCCCGCTCTGCAGGAAGCCATTTACATTCGTGTTGGCCGTCGCCGTAAATGTCGTGCCCGGCGTTCCCCCTGCAGGTGAAATGCACGTCATCGTTCCCGCGATCGATCCCGTCGGCGTTGAGCGCATCGGCGGATCGAACGGAATGCCGAGTGCGAAGCAGAAACCGCCCGTGCTGGAGAAACCGTTGAACGACGAAGACAGTTGCGGATCGTTTCGGTAGTACCGACGGCACATCGACCACTGCTGCTGATAATTAATCTGCTCGAACGGACTCGCGACTGTGCCTGTTTCCAATTGCCACCCGCTTACTGTGATCGAAGCACCCGCATTCGCAACGAGAGACACGCTGCCGGACGTGCCGTTCGTGTTGCCGCCAAACCAGATATTCGGCGTGCCCTGGAAGTTGACGCCAGAACCGAGGTCGATACCGACGTACATGAAACCGGCATTGCTCGCGCCGACCCACGTGCCGCCTGTGTCGCCCGGAATCGTTACTGTGAAAAGCTGAGGCGTGTTCGCCGCCGTGACCGTGATCGGTGCGACGTACGAGCGCGTGGAAGCGAAGTTGACGAAATACAGGCAATAGGTGCCTGTCAGCGACGCCGAGACCTGCACCTGAAGCGTGACAGGCTGCGCATTCGCAGTGCCCCATAGGAAGTCCTGGACATTCAGACCTTCGATCGGTTGTGTAATGCCGAACTGATCCGCAGCACCGGCTGAGAAAGCGGACGCGACGCTGATACGCAAGGCGAATGCCACGTTCTTGAACCCAGTCGGCGCAGCAACCTGCTGGAACGTCAGTTTCGAGGCCTGCGTGATGACGACTTTCCAGCGGTCGATCGGATAGACACTTCCGACCGTCGGCGTCACCGCACTCGACCCGTTGTACTGCGACACGCGGTAATCGCCATTGATCAGCCGATTCTTGCCGACCGCGAGCGTCCCTATGATCGGGCTGACGAGTTGAAACTGTGTGCCGTCGTAACGCACGCGTACCGACATGCCGGTTTGCAGATCACCGGGCGCGAGCTGGTTCGCTCCAAACTTTGTGATTGCCTTGGCGCCTAGAGAACTGATATTCAGCGTTACCGTATTGGTCGTATTCGGCCCGGCGACAATGAATTCATAGACTTGACCGGCGGCATAGGCGCCTGGAACAGGAGAGGCAGCCGCTGTAATCGTATCCGTCCCAGCAACCGCAGAAAGCGTCGACGCGGTGCCATTCTGTATCTGTGCGACCGTTGCTGCATCCTGTAACCCCGCCCCGTTTCCGAGGCCGGTCAATCGGTTGTTATTGAACGGGATATTCGCCGTCACCGTCTGCTGGCCGTCCTTCGTGATGCAGTTCGATAGGCCATTGTTTACAAGGTCTGCGAGACTATTGTTCGCCCACGTCGAACTGATGAGCGTTCCCGTGACAACCGGGTTGCCAGCGACGAGCTGAAATACTCCTGCGCCGTTATAAGGCATATTATTCCCCGTCTGGAATGATGGCGTCGCCGCCGATTGTTGAGGTAAGCGCGTTATCGCAGTGACCGGGGTTCACCCAGTCGAGCGCGCCGCAAAGAATGCAGCCCCACTTGCGGCCCGCATTGCGCGCCTTTGCCGAGCGCTCGCTGATCGTTTCGTTGCTCGCGCCGAACAGGAAAATCACGTTCACGCCGATGTCGAGCCACTTCAGGATGTTCAGCAGGTAGTTTTTGAGGAGCTTCATTTCTGGCTCCCGGCGAGGATTTCGGTCTTGCGATCGCTACCGGCCGAACTGCCAAAGTAGTAGGCAATCACACCCGTCCATGCGGTTCCGAGCGAGCCGAGCATCAGCATCAACGCATCATGCGTCGCCGATGGAAGCGGATAGAACATCATCAGCGCGAGCACGCCGAAGAAACCGAGCGTCACGAACAACGCTAGAAACGGAGCCGTCATGCTCTTCGTGCTGATCTGCATCTGACGTGCACTCTCGCGGTCCTGAACGGACAGGCTGGCGAGCGTCTCGACGTTCTTGAACCCGGCTTCAGCCATGCGCGCGGCATAGTCCTGATCGGCTTTGCGCATTGCCGCCAGTTGCTCGGGCGTCGCGCCGCTAATCGCCGCAGCTACCGCGCTTTGACGATCGTCGATCGAGGCATTGGGTTGTGCCGTGATGCCAAACACCGATTCGAGCGCGGTCACTGCGCCGCCAGCGAGCGGACCGCCGATTACCGAAGCGATCGTCGGCGCAAGCTTCGCGACGACGCCAAGTGCGTCTGCCCATCCGCTCATAGCGATTCCCCTGTTTCCATCATCTTTGAGAGTCGTTTGGCGCGCGCGCCGACTTGTGACGCCCACGCGGAATTCAACATACCCTGCGCAGCATCATCCCAACGACCTTGGCGCATCGCGGCGAGTGTGTTCTTAAAGCCAGCCAGCTTGCTCATCCCGAGGTTGAAGCACATATTGCAGATAACGCGCTGGCGAACGTCGTTCAGATCCGTCCACCACGGCAGAGAGGTGTTCAGGTCGTGATAGACATTCGCGAGGTCTTGCTCAAGCAATGTGTCGACCTGCGCATCTGTGAGCGGATAGGACCATCCAGAAGGCAGCGGAGAGGCTTGGAGATTGTGGCCGACGCCAACGGTAGGTATGCCCTTGGTGTCGTGATATGGCACATACCGCACGCCTTCGTCGAACCGCAATTCGTCGACGAGAAGCGATTCGTTTTCCGGACTCATTCGACCTCTCCTTCGCCACGCCTGAAATACTTTGCCCATCCCCAGAAAAGCTGGGAGATGACATATACGATCGTGAAGAACGACACCCACCAGGCAAGCTCATGATTCGATAGCCACAGCCACCAGTTGCCAGCGATGGGCGGCAAGTTCTTACCGATCGTTGCCCAGATCGAATCGGTGCTATTCATCGGCTTCCCCGTCACGTTTTGAGCCATTCCGTCCACCTGTCTGAAGGCCCCGTTTAGTCATAAAAAAAGCCGCACAAGGCGGCATGGTCTAGAATTCGATAGCCGCTCTTTTGGCGGCCTAGGGAGAAAACGTGAACAGTCAACAATTCTGGCAAGTCGCCATTTCCTCGGCGGTCGTTGGAGCCATTCCTGTCGTCCGCGATCTACTTCGCGAGAGCCGCGCCAAGCGCAGCCGCGAAGGGCGAAACACTTTTTCCTACGAACTGGCCCACCGGCTGGGCAAACGATGGGCGGCTCATAAGCAACGCCTGCGTCGCCCGCTGGCCTAGACCAGTATAGGGAAGCGCTGCAAGCCCGGCAGCCGCACCTGCAGCCAGCGTTGGCCCACCGAATCCTGCCGCCGTCGCCCCGCCGCCGCCGAGTGCACCGAGAATGCCCATGAGTGCCGCGCGCCCGGGCGTACCGCTATTCGGATACTTCGAGCCAAGCGCGCTCTGCCCTGCGCTGGACAGATCCTGCATCAGCGCATTGCCGGTTGCGGTATCCCCTTTTCCTGCTGATTTATCCGCCGCGCGAACTGCACTTTGCAACTGCGCAGCCGTGAAAATACCGTCGTTGTTCATCGCGCCAGTAGACGCGGCAGCGCCTCGCAGACGGACGAATTTCGCATAGGCGGCATTGGCGTTTGAAAGCGCCTGTACATCACCGGGCGCGTTATAGCGCGTCAACGATGTGTCAATCGCATTTTTGATTTCGCCGATGGCCGCGCCGAGCTGGCGGTTATCGAACGACGCATCGCCTGTATAGCCGCGCGAGATACGCCCGAGTTCGCTTTGCACACCCTTCAGCGTCTGGCCATCCATGACACCCTGCGGACTGACCTTTCCGAATACCTGAGTTTTCAGGACGTTCATGAACGTCTGCTGCTGCGGAGCCGGAAGATTTTGCGCGAGCCCAGCCAGATTGGTGATATCGCTCTGGAATGCAGGATCGGATGCCTTGAACGTCATTTTTGACAATGCGCTGTCGTATGCATTGCCGATTTGCGACTTCACGGCCTGCACAGCTTCGCTGCCTACTGGTCCGTCATATGTCTTGCCAATTGGTGCAAGCACATCGTTGTAGACGGCCTTATTGAAGCTCTGTACTGAACGCTGCTGCGCGTTCTTGATCATGTCGCCGAGAATCGGGACGCTTGTCAGCTTGTCCTCAGTACGCGCGAATCCGCCGCCGAGAGCTTGACCGGGCGTCATCGTTACGCCAGCATCGGCCAGCGTTTTCTGAGACGTTCCACCCGCGCCAGAGATGACTTTCCCAAGAGCGTTTGCAAGCAAAGCGCCGCCCGCACCGAAAGCCGCTCCGGTGCCCGCCTGCCCTAGCTTTTGATCCCAGTACGATTCCTGGCTGTTCGGATCGGATGGCGTCATGGCGCCGCTCGCTGCGCCGATGGCCGCTCCGGTCCCGACTCGACCGAGCGCAGTCGCTGTCGCTGCGGCCGGCGCGAGCGTGGCTAAAGGCGCAGTAGCGGCGATATTGCCGCCGATATTGCCTACCGTATTGGTCGTCGAATGCGCTGCTGCATACGGCTGATTTTGCGCGTCGAGATTCTTCACGCCTTGTTGCGCGTCGTTGACCAGCCACGGGCCAACGCGATCGGAGCCAAGTGCAGTCAGGCCCTTTCCGAGCAATTCCTGAGCGCCCAAGACAGTGCTGCCGAAACCATGCCCGAGCCCGGCTCCGAGGGAAGCAACCATTCCAGGTTGTTGCCCGGCAGCGGTTGGTTGCGCAGGCCCCGAACTGCCCGCTGCCGACGCCGGAGCTTGAACGGAAGAATCACGTGCAATGATCGAATCAAGCGGCGACGCCTGCTGAGCTGCCGAGTCTCGCGCAATGATGTCGTCGAGTGCACTCATTTCAGCACCCCATTCTGGGCCGCCCATTCAAGGCGCGCGCGCATCTGAGGATTCTGGGCT